TGGATGATGTATTTCTCGCCGCCGTAGAGGTAGGTGTTGCTGAAGCTCAGCACGCCGCTCGTGGCGTCGATGATGTCCGCGGTGATCTGCTTCTCGGGCTGGGAGAAAAACTGCAGCATCTGCTGGTGGATGAGGACCGCCAGGCGCAAGTTGTCCGTGTCTTTGCTCCGCCAGTAGAAGGCGCCGGCTGCGGGGAATTGTCCGCCGGCGCCCTTGATGTAGAGGCCGTTCTGGATGACCTTCGGGGAGATGACTCCCGAAACCTGGCCGAATTTCGGGCTGCGCTCGAGCATGACGTTGTTCTTGCTGTCGTAGTTCGTGACGATGTGGTAGCCTTTCCAGCTCTCGTCGTCCTGGGTGATTTCGAGGCCGTTGACCCGTCCGTGGTAGGTGCCGGTGGACAGGGTCGGCGCGTGGTTGTTCGACAGCAGGAAGGGCAGGAAGATGATCTCAAGGGTGCCGGCGCTGTTGGGCAGCCGGATCTCCTTCTCCACGTCGAGGGCGTCGGAGCCGTATCGGCCCTGGCTCGAATTGAAGCCGGAGGTCACCGTGTCCATGAAAGTGTAATCCGTCGAGGTGAAGGTGCCCTGGTCATTCAGGTAGGTTCGGGTGGTTCCGTTGTAGTAGGCGATCTTGTAACGGACGCCCATCGATTGGTTGTAGGTGCCGTCCGGGCGGCGGCCCGGTCTCGGGGACTGGGCGGAGAAGATGGCGCCTCCGGAGATGTAATCGCCGTCGTGGCTGTAGGCTCCGACGTAAAACTTGAAGCGCATCGTCACGTTCTCGCCTCCTACCGCGATGGGAATTTCGGCCTTGATGGATCCGTAGTTGCTCAGGTTGTCCGTGCTCTTGAGCGCGGTGATGAACATATCGGCTCCGCTGTAAAAAATGGACCCGACGCGGGGGTTGTAGTAATGGCCGGAAAGCGGGTCTATCATGCCGATGTTCCCGGTCGCCTGGAAGGGGTGTGTGGAGGTTGGTTTGTCCACCGTGACGGAAGAGCCGCCCATTGTGACGTTCGCGCTGATGTAGTCTCCGCTCTCGGTGTTCACCTCAAGCAGCCCGCCGTACTCGGCGTCGAAGGTTTCCTCAATGGCCCGGGCCGCGGCGATGAATTGGCGCCGTCCGGAGTTCTGGAGCATCTTAAAGGTCCGGTTACCGTTGCCGGCCCTGGTGCCGTCCAGGTATTCCGGGATCATGCCCATCTCCGCCAGCAGGAAGGTGTTGTCGAAATTGTAGCGGAGGGTGAGGCCGGTGCTCTCGAGGACGTCCTCCAAAACGTCGAGCCATTTCCGTCCGCGGCAGGCGCTGATGTTCAGGTAGAGGTTCTTGAGGTTGACGGCGGTGAGGGCCTTCGCGGCGTCCTGGACGAGGATGTGGTTGCCGCTGCTGAAGTCCGTATCCAGGTCCTTCAGGCCCATCGCGCCGACGCGGTCGAGCGCCTGGGAAACGAGCGAGCTGACGAAGATCATGCCGTTCTCGTTATCCACGCCGTCGAAGTCGATGTCCCCCAGGTGGCCGAGGTTGTCCCGGGCGATGATGCTGATCGTGCCGTGGTAGATGAGCTGTTCCTCGTAGCTGTCGGGGGTGACGTATCCGGTCCAGATGGGGGTGACCGTGTTGTTGTTCGTGCCGGTCAGCCTGGAAACCACGACCTTGTATTTCATGCTGTCCGGGGTAAAGAATTCCTCCCACTGACCCTGCTTGACGGTGGTGCTGCCCTGGGTATAGGTGGGCTTGTCGGAAATGTCCGCCAGCACCAGCTCGAGGCTCGTCTTGGTGATGGGATCGAAGACGTCCGACCGCTGGCCCTGGAGCACCAGGTTGCAGGCCACCAGGCCGCCTATCTCGTAGGGGTATCCGGATCCGAGCGAGCTGTTCCTGCTTTCGTAAATGGAGACCCGGTAGTTGGGGCCTCCGCTGCGGGTGATGTTCTTGCGATATTTCTCGTAGTATGCCATGGCGCTATCGGTTCCATTTGTTGAGGGTCTTGTCTCCGGAGAGGACGATGTCGCTGCCGTCCAGCTTGCCTCGGACGTAGATGGTGATTTCGGTCCGGTCCTCGACGTCGCCGTAGCTGCTCGGGCTGGTGGCGGTCGTCGTGGCTGTCGCGGATCCGGCGCTCGCGCCGAGGCTCTTGAGGCCGGCCTTCGCGGCGGAGCCGATGGCGATGAGGGCGGCGCCGGCGGCGATGGCGGCGTATCCGTTCAGGGACTCGAGCGCTTTCTTGCAGGCCTCGACGCCGATGCCCTCCGCCACGAGGATCTCGCCTTCCTTCACGGCCATGTCGGCCAGCGGGGTCAGGAGGGCGCTGATGACGGAGCCCATGTTCATCTGCTTGAGGCCGAAGAGCTGGTCCATCAATTCCTCGCAGGCGTCGCTCACGCCGTGGGCCACGGCCCGTCCGAATTCCTGGGCGAGCTCCTTCGCTCTCTCGAGCGCGGCCTCCTGGCGGTCCACCTCGGCGAGGGTGGCGTCGGTGAAGTCGCGCAGCTCGTCCTTCAGCGGGTCGAGCGAGATGTCGTTCATGGCGGCGAAGTGCTCCAGCCACGTCCGGCTCCATTCGTCGAGGGCGTCGTTCTCGGCCTGCATCTCGGCCTGTTCCTCGGCGTCGGCCTGGACCATCAGCAGATTGAATTTCTCCCGGAGGCCGCTGGCGTCCAGGTTGTATTTCTGCATGATTTCCAGGATCTCGTTGTAGTGCTTCTCGAGCCGTTCCGGGGCGGACATCACGCTCTCGAGCAGGTCGTCGGGCTTCGCGTCGATGGTGAGGTTGCTCACCAGGTCCTTTGCGAATTTCTCCGAAAGGGTGGAGGTGTCCTGGCCGTATTGCTTCAGCAGGGCGAGGTTCTTTTCGTAGCGGGCGGCGAGGGCCTGGTTTTCCTCCAGGGTGGACTGCTTGATGGCCTCGATGCGCTGCTTGTCCTGCTGGATCTGTTTCTTCTGCTCGTCGGTCAGCTCGGGGGTGCTGCTGCCGCCGGTCGGGGTGGTCGCCTCGAGGGTGTGGTTGACGTGGGCGCTCGGGTCGTAGTTCATGACCTGGCCCTTGATGTCGCTCAGGCCGAGGGCGTACTTGCCGGCTTCCTCCATCGCTTTGCGATTCTTGCGAGAGCGGTGGTTGTTGTAGTTGTCGATGGCCCGGTCGTATGCGGCGTTGGCGTCCCTCTCCCACTGGGCGAATTGGGCCCGCATCGCTTCGGTGCCTTGCTCATCGCCGATGTACTTGAAGCGCTGCCAGAGGTCGTTGGTTTCCTGCTTCTGCTTGGATCCGGCTCCGCCGGTCTGAGATGCCTCGTTGAAATCGGTGAGCTTGTTGACCATCTTGGTCATCCATTCCACGACCGATTTCATGACGCCGGTGCTCTGGCTCCAGCTGAGGACCAGGCCCTCCCAGGCGGACTTGAGCGACCGGACGGCGCCTTCGAGGTTGTTGGTCATCGTGTCGTACATCTCGTTGACCGACCCGGTGCTGTCGTTGAAGGCGCCGCGCAAATCGCGCAGGGCTTTGGTGTTGCTGATGAAGGCGGCGAGGGCGGAGGCGCTCCGCTTGTCGCTCATCCCGAGGACCTCGTTCAAGTCCACGCCTCGGGCGGTCAATTCCTCGAAGGCAGAGACGATCTCGGGAAAGGTCTTGGCCGAGTGGCCGATGGCGCTGGCCAGCTTGCCGTTGTCATCGGCAAGGTTCAGGAGGATGTTCCGGAGGGCGGTCGCGGCGCTGGAGGCGTCTGGCATCACGTTGCTCAAGGTGCCGAGCATCGCGGTGGTGTCGGCGACGCTCAATCCGAATTGCTTTGCAATCGGGAAGACGATGCCCATCGACGTCTCGAGCTTGCTGAAGTTCAGGGCGCTCTTGGTGGTCGCGTCGGCCATGATATCCAGGAGGTCCTGGGTGTCCTCCGCGGTGAGTCCGAAGGTGCGGAGGGCGCCACCTGCGAAGGAGGCGGCGCTTGCGAGATCCGTGCCGACGGCGCTGGCGAATTTCAGCACGGAGCTCTGCATGGCGAGGATGTCCTGCTGTTGGAAGCCGAGCCGGGCGAGCTCGGTCTGCAGCTTGGTGACGTCCGTCGCTGTGAATTCGGTTGTCCGTCCGAGGGCCTTCGCGGAGTCGGTCAGCTCCTTGATGCCCTGGGTGGTCGTCTTGAGGACGGCGGCCAGGGTGGAGTTGGCCCGCTCGAAGGTGGCCATCGTTTTGACGGCGTCGCCGAGCACCTTGATGGCGGCGGCGACGGTCAGGAATTTGGCGGCCACGCCTCCCAGGAATTTGGAGGCGGTGTCTCCGAATGTCTTTGTCGATTTGGTCGCGTCCTTGATGCCGCGATCGAAGTCGGTTTTCTTGAGTCCGAGCCGGACGAAAAGGTCACCTATCTTGCTCATTGTTCGCTGTCAGTTTGGGAGGCCCTGGTGGCCTCGAATTCTTGCATGATTCGATTGAGTTCGGCCTCCTCCTCCGGGGTGATCCTGTATTGTTCGGCTTTCTGCTTGAGCTCGTCGGCTTCGCTTTGTTCCCAGGGGAACCGGCAGAATTTCTGCGGGCTTTTCGGCTTGTGCGCAGGCTTGATGTTCGGGGACAGGAGCATCTCCTGCCACATCATCCACCTTGCGATCTCCCAGCGGTCATGGAATTCCTGCTCTTTCCCCTTGACGCGGAGCTGGTATTCGTTCCAGCTGGTCCGGGCGGCTTGTTCCTCCGTCAGTCCGCAGCGGCCTACGAGGAACGCCTCAATAGACGGCCAATCCAGGCAAAAGCTTTTTTTTTACCGCTGGGGGCCTCGGAAACGGGGCTATTTTCGCCTTTCTCCTTTTCTTCGACTAATTCCTTGGCCGACTTGCCGGTGAGCGCCTGGACGGCGAAATCGACATCACGGGCGAAGGCTTTAGGGTTGGCCGCCATGTATTCGTGGAAGTCTCCGCGGCTGTAGGGGAAGTCCTGGGCGGTTCCTTTGCCATCCAGCACCCAGGCGTTGATGCTGGCCAGGTAGTAAACGTCGGCGTAGGTCTCGAGGACCTGCAGGAGGTCGTTGGTGTCCGCCTCGAGGGCCAGTCCGAGCTCGGGGGCGAAACTGAACAGGTGCGGAGTGAAGAGCGCCGGGCTCTCCACTCCGTCCTTCAGTTGGATGGTCCTTCGTAGGCTGCGCATTAGCTCAGGCTCGGGTAGTGCGAGACCTCGCCGGTCGCGGTCAGGCTGATGGTGCGGCTGGCCACGGATCCGGTGTCGTTGGTGTCGCTGATGGCGGTCACGATGGCGGTGAAGACGTCGCCCTGGGACGGGCTGCTGCCGTTCAGCACGCCGATGAAGACGCGGACGGTCGAGCCGTTGTGCAGCGCCTTGATGGCGTTGTACTGGGGCTCGCCGGTGGTGTCGTCCGTGTAGACGGTGATCTCCGCCGTGGCTCCGCGCTTGCCGGCGATGAACTGGGCCCAGGTCGTGCTCTTGTCGGAGACCTCGATGGCCTCGGACGTGCGATTGAAGTTGTTTGTCTGCTCTCCGGAGAGCCAGGTGGTCGGGGTTCCGGAGCTGCCGAGCGCGATGTACGCTTTGCGGGTGTTTCCAAGTACTGCCATGTTTCGTCGGGATTAGGAGAGTGCGGGGACGTGGGTGAGGGCGCCGGTCGCGGTGAGGCTCATCGTGCGGGTCGCCACGGATCCGTTGTCGTTGGTGTCGCTGATGGCGGTGACGATCGCCTCGAAGGTGTCGCCTTCGCTGGGAGCCGGGTTGGTGCCGGTGGAGAGGGTGCCGATGAAGACCTTGACGGTCGCGCCGGTGTGCAGGGCGTTGAGGACGGCTTTCTGCTGGGCGTTGGTGTCATCGACGTAAACGGTCACCTCGGCGGTAGCGCCACGCTTGCCGGCGAGGAACTGGGACCAGACGGTCGATTTGTCGCTGTATTCGAGCGCCTCGGACGTCCGGTTGAGATTGTTGGTCTGCTCACCAGTCAGCCAGGTGTAGGTGAGCGTCGTGGTGCCGGTAACGATGTAAACGCGGCGGGTGTTTCCAAGTACTGCCATGGTGTATGGGGTTTAGTTGTTTTCTTGTTCGAGGGCGTCCGGTTCCGCGGGCTGGGCCGGGTCTTCCGGCTGCGGGTCGGCGGGTTCGTCTGTGACCGGATCCGTGGGATCTTCCGGCTCTGGATCCGTGGGATCTTCCGGCTCTGGATCCGGGGTGGGTTCCGTCTTGACCTTCTCGAGGTAGATGGTGAATTCCTGGGCGAGCCGGTAAATGATCTTGTTGCTGTCGCTCGTCTCGGTGAGGTCCTGGAGCTGGGTCGGCAGGACGCCGAGGCAGGTCCAGCCGGTTATCTGGAGCTCGTATTCCGTCAGGAGGCGAAGGTTGTCTTCGTTCATCGTGATCGCGTCGCTCAGCTTCCGGTTGCTGATGCTGTCCACGATGACGGTGATTTGCCGGAGGGCGCCTTCTTTGTCGAGGCGCTCGTTCTCGCGGATGGTGTTGATTTCCACCCGGGGGTAGCCTGCCGTGCTTCCCACGTTCACGCCTTCCCGGTAGAGCGCGTCGCACAGCGCCATGTAAAGGTCGCGGTATGCGCTGACCTCGTACCTGGGTGATCTCTGGAAGAGGGCGGAAATTATGCGGGTTATCAGGCTCATCTCGTTGCTCTGTTGATGGCGTCCTGTATCGCTCGGACGATGCGGCTCTTGTTCTTTTCGACCGCGGGCACGAAGAAGGGGTGGGGTCTCGTCCCGGCCTTCGCTATCTTCACGGCCATTGCCCATCCTGCAGCCCGGGCGAGCTTCCGGTCGTGCAGTTGGAATTTCTTGTAGGCCCACTGGGCCAGCTCATCGGGCGGGGGCATCCTGCCGGCCTTCCGTCCGTATTCGACAAAGTAGGCGTATCCGCTCTTTTGGTTCTTGCTGTCGAAAAAGCCCACGTCGATGTTGTCTTCGTCCACCCTTTGCGCCTTGCCGCTCTGGGCCAGCAGGCCGGTCACCCAGGAGCCGTTCCGGCGGAGGTTCGTGATCGCGTCCACGATGATGTAGAGGCAGGCCTTGCCGAGTCCGCGGGAGGCTTCCTCTTTCACGCGCTTGCTCTGGGTGTTGAAGCCTTTGAGCACCTGGTCCAGGCCTTCGACGTAAATCGGGCCGGCCATATCACGCGTGCGGGTTGTCGGTCTGGTACCAGCCGCTGATGCGGAGGATCCGTCCGCGGTTGTCCAGGTCCTCGGGTGTCGGGAAGTGGATCTCGTGTCCGTTCCAGATGATGCCGTCGAAGTCCACGGCGGGCTTGCGCATCTCGATGTCGATGCCCACGACGTCGGCCTGTTGGAAGGTCATCATGGTCTTCGTGGCACTCATCTGGCGGACCTCCGCATAAACCTCCAAAACGACCGCGGGCTCTCCGACGGCCACGTGTCCCATATCGTCGATGGTGTTCGTGGTCTTCGTGAGCTTGATCGGCGTGTTGTACCGGCGGGCGTTCTGGGGGTCTCGTCTCATAGCATTCCGTAGGTTTTCTTGAGGATGGCGCCTTGCACCTTGGTGTCCTCGCCGTCGTAGATGGCGGTGGCGAGCTCCCAGCAGACCGGCTGCAAGGCTTCCGCCTCGGGGATGTTCACGCGGTTGCGGTAAACGACCACGAGGGCCTTGCAGCAGGACTGGATGCGGAGGCGGTTTCCCTCCTGGGTGAATTCCACGGACTCGCCGTCCTGGTTCTCGGCGCTCAGCACCTCGGCGCCGCCCTGGTAGAGGCGGACCGTCTCCCCTTTGCGGACGTTGGTCACGGTCATCTGGATCTTGCAAGGCAGCATGGCGATGTCGCTGAAGGCCTGAACCTGCAGCATGGCCCTCTTGAGCATCTTGTGCAGGATGCCGTCCCGGTTGTCGTCGGGGACGGAGGCGTACTGCTTGAACTGCTCGACGTGGTCTGCTTGCGGCTCAGCGCATTCGATGATCTGGATTTCCATGGCGGTTGTCTTTTAAGGGAAAATGGGACCCGGTGGTTGGGGCCGGGTCCCGGGGCGGGGGCGGAGGATTAGTCCTCGGGGGCGAGGGCGGTGATGGCGGTGGAGACGCTGGCCACGTAGATCAGGCCCTTCTTGTTCGGGGTCGGGACCTTGGTCTGGGCGGCCTTGCGGAACCAGACGTCGTAGGCGTCGTAGGCGCCGTTGCGGATGAACTCCAGCTCGTAGCTGTTGCCGGCGAAGACGGAGGCGGCGTTGGTGTCCGCGACCAGGATTTCGCCGGAGGACAGGCGGTCGGACGGGAGGATCCGGATGCCGTTGAGCATCCCGGTGATCTGGTTGTACAGGTAGTTGCCATCGGCGTCCTTGATGGACTTGATGGTCCGGAGGATAGCCCAGGTCACGAAGGCGACGTTCGCGTGGAAGCCTTCCTTGGCGATCTGGTCGGCGGCGTCGAAGATGACGTCAGCCGCGTTGGCGCTTGCGACCGCGTGGGCGGCGAGGGCGGAGAAGGCCGTGGCCTGGCTCTTGAGGCCGTAGACCTTGTTCGGGGAGGTGCCTGCACCGGAGTCGGCGCCGACGCCCTTCCAGATTTCCTCGTCGAGCTTGGCCTCGATCATGCGGACGCCCTCGTTCACGCAGTAGTTGTAGAGCTGCTCGAACCAGTCCTCGAACTCCGTGGAGATGCGCATCCAGGTGGCCAGCTTGCCGAAGGCGCGGGTCTTCTCGACGAAGGACACGTCGGACTTGTTGGTGTTCTGGGCGAGCTCGGCCACGTAGTCCACCACGGGCTGGCTGGAGGCCTCGATCCATCCGAGCTTGTTGCCGGTGCGCGGGCGGATGCCGAAGGCGAGGATGAAGGCGTTGGCCACCGGGACGGCGGCGTAGATGGTCGGGTCGTCCGCGACGCCGAGGCGGTTGTTCGGCGAGATCTGGCTGGTGCCGATGTCGTAGACGGTCTTGAGCTCGAGCTTCACCTCGAACTTGTCCGCCTTGGCGCCGACCTGCTTCTCGATCTCGGGGCGGACGGCCTCGAGGGCGCGGCGGAAGTCGGCCTTAAAGGTGACGCTCTTGGAGGCGTCGAGGGCCTTCTTCAGCTCGGTGATGGTCTGGACCTGCTCTTTGACGGACTTGTCGAGGTTGTCGATGTTCGTCTGGGCGGTCTTGAGCTCCGCGGTCTTGCTGGCGAGCTCGTCCTTGGCGGCTTTGGCTTCGGCCTTCGCGGCCTCCGCGGCAGCCTTGGCGGCCTGAGCTTCGGTCTTGGCCTGCTCAGCGCTCTGGCGGATTTCCTCCGCTTTCTTTTCGAATTCAGTCATGGCTGGATTGGGTTATGGGTTGTTTCTTATAAGCTGGCGAGCACTCGCCGTGCAAATTCGTTGTCGATGGCGGTCTTGAGGGCCTGGAAGTCCTCGGCGCTCATCGTCTCGAGGGCGCGTGCCATCTCCGTCCCGCTCTTTGCGTCCAGGAGGATGGCTTTGGGATTGGCGGCTCGGGTGACCGGGGAGACCTCGACGATGGTGATGGCCTCGAGCACCCGGATCTCGTACTCGTATCCTTCGCGCTTTTCGTAGCTCCACTTGTCGGCGTAGTAGCCGATGGAGAATTCGTTGATGGCGCCGGCCTGGATGAGCTTCTGCACGTCGAGGCCGGTGGTGGTGTCGATGATGTCCGCTTCGAACCAGAGGCCGTTGGCGTCGGTGCCTTTGTCCGTGATTACGCCGATGACCTCGTGCGCGTTGTGCTGGTAGCAGAGCTTCATCCGGGCGGCGTCTTCGCTCTTGAGGAAGTCGTCGCAGGCTCCGGGGGCGATGACGTCTCCCCAGCTGTCGACGTTCCCGAAGGCGCAGGCGTATGCCTTGATGTGGAGGGTCTTGCCGTCCTCGCTCTTGGACTTGATCTCCACGGGGTGGAGGTGGGTCTTGTATTGTGTCTCTTTGGCCATGGGTGGTTCTTTTGTGCGAAATTATGAAACATCAAAGGGTCGGGCGAAATTTCGGGCGTGCATTTGGTTGCTCATTTGGGTAGGCGGATGCAGGTGCAGGCGCAGTTGATGATCTCCGCGGCTGCAGCTCCGAGGCTCGTGTCGTGCGGGTACATGAGGTCTCCGCCTTCCAGATGGAAGGGCTCGTTCTGGTCCACCTCGACGCCGTCCATCACCTCGTGGGTGTCCCGGGTGTTGCTCAGGCCGCTGATGCACCACTGCTTCGTGTATTCAACCTCGAGGGTCTTCGCGGCGATGTCGCCGGCGTCCGCCATTGCGATCATGGCTTCCGTCTGGGCGATGCGGCGGACCTGCCACTTTGCGAGGTCCTTGTATCTGGCGTAGATGCGCTTCGTCAGCTTCTCGATGCCCAGGGCGGGCTCCGTCTCCATCTCGTCGCGGAGGATGTCTATGAGCGTGTCGCGGAGGGTACCTGAAACGATGACGATGTTGGATCCGGCTCGCTGGTCGGCGTAAAGCTGCAGGCTGTCCAGCCAGAGCAGGTCGTTGTCGTCCTCGGCTGCCTTGGGGCGGTTGAGGTCGCGGACGGTGCTCTTGCACATCGGCAGCCCGCAGTCCCGAAAAAGTCCGGACCACCAGGCGGGCAGGTAGCCTGTCTCGTCCAGGTGGGTCTCTATGAGGCTGGGCCAGTAGATGGGGTTGTCGGTCGTGTCCTCGCAAACGGCGAGCACCCGCTTCACCTCGTGTGCGCGGGCGCGGGCGAGCCGGGCCTCGTAAACGGCGCCGGTCTTCAGGCCCTTGCGGCGGAGGTAGTCCTGGTGCCGCCTGGCTGCGGGGGATATGCGACGTTTGTTACTCATCCGGCTGCTTCTTCGGGGCCTTGGGTTTGGTCGGCGGCTCGGGCGCCGTTTCGTCGATGTCGTAGGCGGCCTCGTTCCCAAACTGGACGCCGAGCGGGATCATCGGCAGGTCGGCGTAGGGCTCGTCGATGGTGTCGAAGCCGTTGGCCTCCCGGAGCTCGTTCAGGGAGCCGTGCATCTTGGTGATGCGGTCGAGCGCCTCCGTCGGGGTCTCCTGCATGGCTGGGATCTCGTCGCGGTTGACCACGAGCTCGAAGCCCTGGGCGTCGAGGCCGGTGTAGCTCAGCAGGTCCGCGGCGAATTCCTCCGCCAGCGGGATGGCCTGCTGCTCGTAGATGGCCTTCTTCGCTTCCTTTGCGTTCTCGTACTTGCTCTGGCCGTAGTAAAGGTCCACGGGCAGGCGGTAAACGAAGCAAAGCGCGGTGACGGCTTCCTTGTGGGATCCGAGGATGGCGAGGTCCACGGGGGTGTTGCCGATGGCGTGGTATTCGATGGGCGTGCGGAAGGCCTTGACTTTGTTGAAGCTGGAGGAGCTGTTTACGTCCTTCTCCACCTGGTCGGCGTCGCTGGGCTTGATGCCGTATTCGCTGTCGGCCTTGGGGGTGATGATGCCGGCAACGCCTCCGTTGTCGAGGCTCGTGTCCTGGCGCCTCATGCCCTTGTCGAGGATGCTCAGGTAAACGGCAGCGGCGACGATCTTGCTCGTGCCGTAGAAGCTCGTATCGTCCAGGTTGTAGTCGAAGCTCTCAAAGACTTTGCCTTCGAGGTCGATGGGGTCGCCGGTGGTGCCGATCAGACGGATG